AGCGAACTCTAATGTAGCAGAACCTGCACCACCTGTTTGTGCTACGTTTACATAAGAAACGTGTAGTCTGTTTTGTTCAGACCAAATTACTTGATCAGATGTCATTGGCATTTCAGCGCCAACCATTCTAAGGAAACCGTTTAATGTTCTGTTTCCATATCTTTCTACCTCAGCTTCGTAAACTTCAGGTAGGTATTGCTGAGCAAAGTCATTAGCTCCAGCGTTAAACGCTAGATAATTGTTTTGCAAAGCTAATTGTTGTTGAGAAGGTACAATACTTCCAAACACAGGATTAATTTGTCCCATAATAATTAATTTTGTTTTTAGTTAAATTTTCTTGTTTTAATCTTCAGTTTCGAAGAATCAAGACCGCTTATAGCTTTAACTTTTAATCCACCAACAAATACGTCTCCGGTAGGCGCTGGCCTAACATCTTCGGATATGTTTTTAGACTTAGCAACAAGATCTTTAGTAGCATCGGATTTACCTTGCTCATAAAAATGTTGTGCTATTTTGTCAACGTTTTCAGCGGCATACATAGCTTTGTGATAACCTTTAACATCCTTTACATTACCTTTATCATCTAAGAACTTCTTAATTGTGTTTGTAATATTCGATTGTTTAGTTGCAACTTCACTAGGATTTTTAACACCGTATCTAAATTTCTTTTCACCAACACTGATGTCAAAACCTTTGAAATCATTAGTGAAATAATCTTTAGTATTAGATTTAAAATCCTCATGTTGTTGTTGAGCTGTGTTTTGCTCTTCATTATAGCGATTGAAAAAGTCCATAGCTTTTTGTTGGTCTTGTGTCGTACCAGGTCTCAACTTGATTTCCTCGTAATATTGACTTTTTAAACCATCTAAGTGCTTTCGTGCTTTAGCAACCTCTTCTTTATACGCAAGTTTCTTTTTACGAATCTCACGTTCCTCGTCCACTTCTTCATCAAATGAAAAATTATCTTCAATCATGAAGTTAATTTCGCTTGAATCTAAGTGTGATTTAGCTTGTTTGTAATACTCTCTTAACAAAGTATCGTTATCTACATTAGTGTAGTCAGCGTTTAATCTAACGTAATCTTCTAATGTTCCACCTGTTTCTTTCATAAAGTCTACGACTTTTTCGATGTTCTCAGGTAATTTAGCTACCTCNCTTGCCTCTTCAGGNGTNGGAGCAATAACTTTTTCTTCAATCTTTTCACCTAGNTGTACTATTTCTTCTTCAACAACCTCTTCAATAGGTTTTACTTCTTCTTCTTTAATTTCAGAAACTGGGCTGGACTCTGGTACTTGTTCGTCCACTTTAGGGCTATCTCCGGTTTGTTCTTCCACAACCACCTTCTTTGTTTCTCCGACTTGAATGGCATCTGTTTCTTTTTTAGGTTCTTCTTTTTTTGATAAATCGACTTTAATAATATCGTTTTTTACCAGTTGTTTAGGCTTCTTTTTTATTTTAAAAGAGCCTTCTTCTTTTACTTGTTCTGACATAATATAATATAATAAAAATTAATAAAAGTTTATAGCTGTGTAAACTGCTCTAAACCAAATCCGCCTAAGTTATCATTACCAGTTGATTCAAAATCTGTAGGTAGTAAATCGTTTTGACGTTGTTCAATCATTTTTGATTGCTGTGTTGCTTGTATTTTAGTTCTTTTATCTTTACGATCTTCTATAAATTGTTCTTTTTGTTTGTCTCTACCAATTTGAGCTTGAGCTAGTTGCAAACTGTATTGAAACTCTTCAGCCATTAATTGTTTTTTAATTAATGCTTCTTGTTCCATTCTTTGTATTTCAAACTGAGATTTAGCTTGTTCAATTTGTATTTCTGTTTGAGCTAAAGCCTCTTGCTTTTGTACTTCGTTTAAAGCGGCTTGTTCAGATTGCTTCATGTTTGCTTCCGCTTGAGATTGAATCATAGCTTGTTGATTAGCTTGATCTCTTTTTTGTTTTTGTTTTCTCTTAAGTTTTAACATTTGATTTGCTAGCTTAAGATTTTTTATCTGTCTAATATCGATAGCATCTTCTAAGTCTATACCTTGATTTTGTAGAGCTATTTGTATATTTTGTTCTAACTGAGCTTTTTCTTCTTCATCAGGCTCTAGTTCTAAGTATATACCAAAATCATGTAGATTTAATTGACTTATTTCTTTTAAAGTTTCTACATTGTAAACAGATATGCTTTGTTTAAGAGAGTTTGAAGTTAATGGAAAATCTAAAGCATCCGCAACTCTCAAAGAAATATTTTCACAATTTCTTACAGTTAAATAAAGTATAGCATCTAATATGTGTTTTGTAGCTATGTTAGAAGCATTGGCAGCCATTTTTTGCAATCCGACTAAAGCGTCTTTGTCTGGTAAACTGCCATCTCTTGCCTCGTTAAGTCCAGTTACATCTCTTATCATCTGTAAGTAATATTGATAAGTTCCTATAAGTGACTGTATTTTTCCATTAGAACTAGAAGTTTGTAATTCTTGAATAGGTACCTTACCTCTATTGGGATCTCCATCTTGCGTTAAGCTTCTACCAACTATACTACCAGTTTGAAAATACATATTTAACGCTTCTTGTGGATTATAGTTAGTACCATTACCTAAATCAACTTCCGCTAAACCATCAACATCAACAAACACACCATCCGGAACCATGCGTTGTATTACTTGTTGTAATTTTAATGACGTTAGCTGTATCATATCAGCAAAACTTGTACATCTACTAACTAAAGATTCAATACGACCTTGATATAAATTAGGTGCGCATATATTGTAATTCATTTTAACCTTAGTAGAATCGCTATTAGGTCTTGTCATGTTTTCAGCGAGCTTCCATTCTAACATTTGTGGAACACCCATTACTTTAGCTCCACTAAATAAAACTTCTATTGACCTTGAAACTCTATTAAAGTTATCACTTTCAGGTGGATTAAACGTATCAGATTTTTGTAACGTTTTTTCTAAACCAGAATCAGTCTTTTTTATTTTAAACACCTGATCAATAAATGTCTTGTATTCAAAGAATAATATTTGAACTAAATCATTATCGTAATTAGGATTAGCTATATAACCATCACGACCAGGATATTTAACCATTTTTTCTAATTCAGCATCGGTAATGTAAGGAAATCTTTTCTTTATTTCAGCTAAAGTCATAGATTTTATTTCACCAACATAATATGTGTCTTCAAAATTAGGATCATTTGTATATGAATAAACCAAATTTGCCGGGTCTACATAGTCAACAACTACACCATTAGATTTATTAAAACTTGTTTTAGAGGCACCTATGCCTATCGTAACTACATCTTCTATTATTCTTTTTTTAGTTAAATGGTATTTGTTATTAGCTAAAATATTTTCTATCACTTCTTCTTCAGCTATTTCTATAGCTTGTTTGTAACTTAATTGCATGTGCAATTCAAGCTCTTCTTGTGTTCTTGGTAGATTAGCTGGCGCAATATTAGAAGCAGAAAAATCTTGTCCTGTTGTTTCTTTAGCTTGTTGTATTAATTCTTGCCCATACATATCTTCCATTAAATTTGTAGCATATGTAGTTCTTTCTTTTAATGATCCAGGGTCTTGAGAAAAAGCTTTTATATCATAATCTTTAGCGGCTATACCATTTACTACTATATCTACAAACTTAGGTATAATAGGTACTGGCTTCCAGTCTAAATTTAAATAAGACAAATCACCATTAATAGATAATTCATCTTTATATTTTTGTACACTCTGCTCGCCTCTAGCGTATAATCTTAAATGATGAAACTGTTGATAACCCGTATTCCATCTACTACCGTTTACTCTACCACCTCTAAACCATTCATACTCAATAGCTTGACCAACTAGCAAACCATATTCTAAAGATTTCTTTTCCTCCTCAGATACCATCTGATTTGGAAACGCACTATTAACACCAGTGTTTAATTTCATCTATTAATTATTTTTGATTCATTGCCTCTATTATCATACTTAGAAAAGTTTAAATTTACAGGTTGTTTTATAACCTCGGCAACGGGTCTATATTTGTTTTTATTGCAAGCCATGATCGCTAGACCAGAGCTTATTGATGCATCATGTTTTGTTCTATTGTTTATATCAAAAGCAGCCCAGTCTTCTAATGTACGTTGAAAATACATCGTTCCATATTGTTCATTGTTATATCCAATAAACATCTCTATATAAGCTTCAATAGCAGCAGCATGCGCCTGTTTAACATCTTCACTTGAATTAGGTATACCACCTATTTCTTTTTCTGTTACAGATAATTTATGCATTGTTTTATCTGGTCTGTTCATAGAGTAACCTCTATAACCTCTTCTTTTAAAATGATATAATAATCTAGGTTTGTTATTTTCTGCAAGTATAGGCATACCGTAAAACACGCAAGCCATAAGTACATCTTCAAAAAATATTTCAGCAGTCTGAGGTCTAGCTATATATTCTAAAAATAATAAGTTAGGCGGAGCATCTTCCATACTAAACTT